TAAAAAGAAAAATGTACCAGTTTTTTGATCTGCATTTGGTAAATCACTCATGTAGACAGTATCAACAATACCATCGACATTAAATCCTGAAGATTTGATATTATATCCACTTCTTGTATTCTTTAAATGAAAAGAATTGCCAAAACAAATTTCATAATCAGCAAGTGTATTAATTTTAACTTGCAAATTGCGACGAATTATGATTTTTGTAATGTTTGAAGTAATTGATATATCGCTATCATCAATAATTTTTTGGAACTTGCTATATTTGAATCTAGCTCCATATTGATTTAATTCTGATGAATCCGAATATGCAGAGATATTTCTCTCAATTACTGATTTAACTGTTCCTGCTCCGGAAGCTAAATTTTGATTATAATATGCGGTTGAATCATATTCAACATAAAGGTACTTTAGATCAATAATTTCAGGTACAATTCCAGCAACCGTGTATTTTCTAAGTTTTCTTACAATATCATCTTTTACGATACTTGAAACAAAATCTCCATTGTATGGTTTAATTGAAATATAGACTTTTCCATATCTTGGGGGAACTAATGTTTCGCCACCATAAACAGAAACTGATTCGGTCTCAGGAAATATCGTTGGAACGATTGCTTCATAATCTGATGCAGTTACGGCTCTGTTTTGAGAAGCATAAATGCGTGGAGCAAATTTTTTAATTGAGTCAACGCTCTCAAGATCTTGTCCATTGTTAGAAACAATATCAGTTGTAATTTCAGATATTGATTCGACAACAGTTGTTCCATTATTATCTAAAATTCTTCCCGAATAGTTAAAACTTGAAACTCCGTCGCCACTTTTCCCATTACATATAACATAAGAAACTTCAATGTAGTTAAGATTGTCAAGTTTTACACCAAAAACACCATCACCGAAGATAAGTTCATATCTTTGATCTTCGATTTCTTGAATAAAGAAGACTTTTGATGATGGTCCAATATCAATCAAACTCTCAGAGAGACTGAATTTGCGAGTTACAGTGCTACTTTGGGTATTTCTAACAGTAACACGAATTGAACTTGCATCAATACCAGCATTTAATAATATAAATTTTTGGTTCGGATTGTTTACATCTACGGTAAATGTTTGAGTAAGATATGTACCTTCGTATACTTGAATTGAATCAAAAATTGCAACATTATCAATAACTGGTTTTGTAACCGAGTCAATAATATTGAAACTATAACTCAATCCCTGAAAAGTTGTAGAAGTTGTGCAAACAAGTCCTGGTTGAAGAGTTAGAGTTTGTGGAGTGGTTGGTAATGATGAAGTATCAACAAAGAATGAAACAGTTGCTGTTGATGATTTTCTTGATCTTGGAACATAACCAATAGCTCTTGCGAGAGAGACGACGTTTTCTCTTAAAGTTGCAGAATCAATGAAAACTTCGTTGCTAACCATGTTAGCATTATACGAAGTGATATATGTATTATATGCGAGCGTGTCAATAATTGTAGATAGATTAGAACCTTCAAAATCATAGTCAGTAAAATTCGAGTTTGCTCTCAAATATTCTTTGAGAGAACTCTTAATTTGATCGAAATCGAGATTGCTAAAATTTACTAGTGCCATTTATCGTGTCTGTTGTAATGCAAATGACAATTGTTGTGGTAAAACATCAATTCCAATGATTTCATATTGAATTGTGACGTATAAATCATTACCATCATAGTTTGGTTCTACATTCACATCGATTAATCTAACTCTTGGCTCAAAATTATTAATGGTGTTTTCAATTTCTTCTTGTACAATTGATGTAGAAATATTATCCATGTTATCAAAAACTAGTTTTGATACTCCAGAACCCAAATCTTCGTTAAAAAATCGCTCTCCAGGAATGGTAAGTACAAGATTTCGAATTGATCGGGCAATTGCACTCTCATTTTTGAGTGCAATCAGGTCATAATTTAATGCACTTACCTGAAAGGTAGCACTAATATCTTTAAAACCTTTACTTACCCTTTCGACAGGCATGAAGATGTTATAAATCTATCTTATTTAGATACAATTTTGACAGTTATTCATGCCATCTTTCCACAAAATCATCAAATCCTCCAGCTCCACCACAAGGTCTTGAGTAACGATTATCTGGAACTTCGTATTTTTTGGATTTTTTTGTTTTTTTGAGGTATTTTTCGGAAGATAATTCTGTAATAAGGGTCATTCCTGACTTCACAAAATCATTTCCCTTGTCAATTGGTGAGTTTGCCATCGTTTTTAGCTCCTGATTCGTTAAAATCAGAACTTTTTACGGGGTTGCTATCCCGAATTTCTTTAATTTCGTACATAAAATCGTCAGATGTCTCAATTTTTCGACGATTTTCGACAGAATATTCGGTTAAATCAATTTCATAACCTGGATTTTGAGTAATTCTATTGCGAATCCAAGCATCATCATACCACAAAATCTTATTATTTGGATATGCATAGAAATTTCCATTGTCCATCTTGAAAACATGAGCACATTTATGCTCTGGAGTCTCACTAAAATTTGTATTCAGTGTAGATTTTGACTCCCATGACCAATCAAGAGTAAACAAATAGGTCCCTTCGTTCTTTTCTCCACAATAGTTAATCAATTGAGCACGTAAATTTGCAAGTCTAGCGCGAACTTGAACATCAATGTAAGGAGAAAAGCAATCCCACCACATACATTCTTCTAATTTAGGAACTGGTGCATCAGACTTCCAACAAAACGCATGAATCGGTCTTCGCGTCCAGTTGACACCATTCTCTAAAAACGCTTCAAAGAGGGGTACATGCTTCTCTAAGGACGCTACGGAATGTACATCACATAAAGTTACCTCACCATGGCCTTTTTTGTGATTATATAAAAACTCATTACGTATATAACAAGTAATTGTCGGAAGATTGTGATTTAGATATGCCATAAGATAATAAAAAAGCAGGGTTTTCTACCCTGCTCTATCTATACTACTTTCCTTGTCCTCTATATTTCTTCTGCTTACCATTGCGAGAAGTAGCAGAGGTCAACGTCATGGGACTCCGACCTTGCCGAGTTTTCTTCGGAGGTCCAGGTACATGAGAAGTCTTAGTTGGTGATCCCTTTGGTTTAGCCATTTAAATTCTCCCTTAATTCTAATTCATTTGCATCAAACTCTTCGTCTTCATAATACTTCTGAGAGAGTTCATCCAGAATCTCAGCACAGTCTTCATGTGTGAGATTACGGTATAAGACTCTCCCTCGGTATACAATATTCAAGGTCATCAGATCACACGAGTCTTTTCATGCCCCACACGAATACGAGGGTCGCACCAGATATCAAATCCTTTCTCTTTAGCATCGAGACAGAATGATACGTCTTCTCCACACATATCCTGAACATTCCCAGACTCAAATACTTGCATCTTTGGAGCAAACCAGGGGTACTCAAGGTTCTCAAAGACGCCATTCTTAATCATCACCCAACCGAAACCAGTGTAGTCTACGGTGAAAGGCTTACGACGCTTCTCCATGGTGGTCAGAGTTTCGTGATTCATGACTCCACCGTTCTTACGGAAGTCATCTTCTTCCAACCAGTGAGCCACTGAGGTCGTGTGCCCATCTTCTGTGCAATACCAACCAGCGGTGATTTCTCTGTCAACGAGATTACCTTCGCTGTCTTCACTCAGAGCCAGATCACAGAGTTGCCAGAATTTTTCTGTGTTAAACACAATGTCATTATCAATCCACAGTTGATAATCGTATTGCAGTTTACCATCCCAGGGAATCTGCTTTGGTCCACGCAACACATTCGCACCTAAGCACTTACAACGTGCAAAGTTTACCATGGAAGAATAATCTTGAGAAATCTGAATACTCATACCATTCTGTACCATATCAAAGCACAGTTGTACGAATGACTTCAGAAACTGATATGAACAACCACGGCCTGGAAGACAGAATACGATTGACTTACCTCGCATTCTTTCTTTAATTTTATCATAGTCCCACTCAGGTTCAGATACCTTTGGAGTAGGAGCCTTTACAGTAAATCCTTTTGCCATAAGAGAAAATAACTTTCAGATCAATTTTACCATGTATATATGATGATGTCAATGAGAAGAGTTCAGTATAACTTCTTTGTTTAATACTAGTTCTTCAAATGAAAGATCATTGATAGAATACTCTGTTTTCATAATGCCAACCATTCGATTCAAGGTGTCCCACGTCACTTGGAACTCTTCTTCTTGAATCGAATGGAAAATACACTTATCTTTTGCGTAGATGTGGTAAATTTTTTGCACGGGATTTTTTCGCGCTCAACACATCTATTTATTTTTTCTTACCACCTTTTTTAGGTAGGGTTCTCTTGTCGGGTCTCGAATAACCGTCCTTATGAATCCATTTGACGCCCATTTTTTCCTCCGGGAATTTTTTTTGATATTTATAAAGCTCGGTCGAATTGTCACCTCTGTAGGTTAGGGACTTATCGATTTTTATAACCGCCATCGCCCGCCGACCACACAACCGTCAAGGGCCACATACTGCCATCACGAATAACTGCAGCCACGAATAGTGTGGGTGCCACGAATAACCGCAGCACCACTCAGTAGATTATACCATCAGAACTCAATCACGTCAATAGGTGTACATGAGGACTGCTCAGCTTCTTCGGTAGCGATGGATTCGAGAATGCTCAGAATCTCGATGCCGTTGTTACCCTTAGAGAGCAGGGAAAGTGCAATCGAACGAGTCATGATAAAGTGTAGAAAACTGTGTGTTTGGTGAGTGTCTATAAGGGCGCATCTCATTCCCTCTGTGGTTATACTCTTACCACTCTACATCCAGGTCCTCCACATAAGCCTCCACGGTCTCATCACCATCGAGTTGGAATAACTTACGCCAATCAATCTGTCGGGCATCAAAGTCACTGTACACGGAAAGATCCAGTGTCACACGCACATTCTTTTTCTGGGCTTGAAGATAAGAAACTGACATGGTTTTAGAGTGCCGAGGAACTAACTGTGGCCAGTATAAGATGCTGGGAGGAAAGTGTCAAGACCTGCAGAGTATTTATCAGCGGGTCTTATAAGATTTGGGAGGATTGTGGGGATTTGGTAATCTCCGAGGTCTTGACATTTCTGCGCGGTTGTGGTAGACTGCGGGCTAAGATCGCTATAAGAAGTGGCATTTATAAGGGTCTTAATTCTCAACAATGACCCTAAATGATTCTCAATTAATAACACTTATTGAGAATAATCAAAACATTTCAGCTTAATTAAAAAAAGGCTTTTTTAATTGATTTTAACCATTTTACGCTGAATATCACGTTCAATTTGGTTTAATGCATGACGACAAGAGGGTGTAGCACTGGTGAAGATCTTCAGACCTGAGGGATGCGACCAGACCAAATGTTTCGAGGTGCGCTGTAACTGAAACTGGTACGATTCCATCAGGACGGTGAGTTCTTTCTTGAAAGTTCTGCTGCTCATTGTTCTACCTGAGAAGAGATAAAGTTCAGATCAGAGAGTGCTAAACTGATTGCTGCTTTGGCATAACCGAGACGTTCATACTCATTCTTCTTGGATGATACAAACTCAAGTGCATCAGTGAGTGTGGAGATTGCGAGATTGAGTTTATGAGATGTAAAATCAGTCATGAGCTGTGGATTGAATTGTGTTACCAATGAGATGGAAGAGTTCCCCTGTGTTATACCTTAAAGATGGGGAGAGTATAAAGAACACAAGGAGAATAATAGGTAGAATGTTCTTCTTCATACGAGGTAAGATTTGCTACCACAGGAAAGATAAAACTCAACCATGCGTTCGGCTTCATCAAGAGTGCGAAAGAATTGTGATCTCCACTCACACTGATTGTAGGGAGTTTGGTAGCGAACTTCGTAGCGAATCATGAGGTGAAAAGTGTAAAGAATGAAGAGAAAGATTCAGTTCAGGCGCATACCATCGAAGAAAGGAATCACATCGTTGTTGTACTGAATGAACCACTCAAAGTTCTTTTGGAAGATACGCTCACCAGGGCAGCCGTGCTCAGCGAGAATAGCATTGAGGCGAGATTTTGTGGTAGCGGTACGATAGCCACAGGAGTTAAGTTCAATCCAGGTTTCACCAATACGAGCGATCAGATGACCGTGCAGATACACATCAGACACATTGCTGCAGCTGATAACCTCAGTGTTTGCACACTTGAAGTCAACACCTTTGGTGATGGCATTGTTCATCTGGCGTTCGATTTTCCGCATGATGTAGAAGAGAAAGGGTTTGGGGTTGGGAGGGGGTGGGGTTGTTCCCTCCCCCTCATGTGGCCAATATACGACGGCCGAGGGCCCTCTACAAGGGGGCTTGTGCCAGTAGTTTGACTGGCACAGCGGGGACTGAATTAGTCTTTAAGAAAGCAGACAATCTCACCGGATTCAATATCATCCAGCAGTTGCAATAGATCGTTGCCAGTGGTAGAGAATTGATCCAGAACTTGAATGAAAAACTGTTTGCGAGTCATGGTAAGATGTGCGATGTTTGTGTTAAAAATCAACCTTCAAGAAGTTCAGGATAGTATTCCTCAACCTCAGCAATCAGTTCCTCGTCAGTATAACCTTGCAGATTTTCTTCGATCTGATCTCCTACAAGTCGCATCAGATCTTTGGTGCTCATGTTGTCAAGAATACGGTCAATGTA